CTAAATGAGCTGGCGGCTGCATTGGGGGACGATGCCAATTTCTCCACCACCATCACTAATTCAATAGCGACTAAGCTCCCTCTAGCTGGGGGAACCCTCACTGGAAACGTTACATTTAATGATGATGTTAAGGCTAGATTTGGTAGCGACAATGATTTTGATATTTACCATAACGACTCAAGAGCGGTATTAGAGAACGGCACTGGAGATATATGGGTAGGGGCAGACACAGTAAGATTTAAAAACGAAAACTTGTCAGCTACTGATAGGTTTATAGTAGCCTCAAATGGTTCTGTGGGAGTAAACACATCGTCTCCACAAAGCTCGCAGGGTGTAAAGCTAGATGTCAATGGACAGGTCAAGCATGGTGGGCTGAATATGACATCTGGAAGTGCTGTTGATCAGCTAAGAACGGTATCTGTTTCAGTAACAATATCTACGAGTTTCCAAGACACTGGAATTGATGGTTCGAATACACCATTAGGGACTTACGCAGTCCAAATTCACGCTAATGACGCAGCATCAGGTGGATCTTCAGAAGTATATTATTCTGGCATCATGGCATTTTATGGAGGAACAACCGATGATGACGGTTTCAGTAGTGAGATTGATCTACATAGAGCAGGTGGAGGAGATAACGATAAGACTTTATTTTTAAGAACTATATCGAGTTCGACATCCAACAATGTTAAACTACAAATAGCAGGTACATATACTGGAACGCAGGCACACACCTTCAGTATTAAACTAAGACGATTGATATAAAATGGCACAAGGTAGATTTTTTAAAGAACAGATAGCTACTTTAGATAAAGTTGGCGTTGGAACTATTGAGCCATCAGAGTCAATTGAAACAACTGGTAATATCAAACTTGCTGATAATGGCATTATAAAGCTAGGAGATGGCAATGATTTACAGCTCCTACATAATGGATCAGATAGCATAATCAAGGATGTTGGCACTGGAAATCTTGAGTTACATGCTACAAATCTAGTTTTTCGTAATCATCTTGATACCGCTCAGTATGCATCATTTATCAATGGTGGAGCTGTTTCTCTTTACTATAACAACATTCTAAAGCTGAGTACTTCGGCATCTGGAGCAACAATTCATGGAGATCTTTCAGTAGGTGACGGTCACTTCATAGGTAATGACTCTTTCGATAACTTAACTCTGATCTCTTCATCAGGAGAAAATGTAGTAGTTGCTGCTGCCAATGACATCTATCTGAATACAGATGCTTCAGGTGGGGGTACGGGTACTAATAGGGTTCTTATAAATGAGAGTGGGACAACGCTAAGTGGAAACCTAACTTTATCATATGCTTATCCGAGAATAAATCTTACCGACACGAACAATGATTCAGATTATTCTATTATCAATAATGATGGGTCTTTCTCTATTTATGACGTAACGAATGCTTCCCATAGATTTCTTATTGCTGCTGATGGTAATGCGACTTTTGATGGTAATCTAAAACTCAATGACAGCAAACAACTTCAGTTAGGAAATGATGCTGATCTTCAGTTCTATAGCGATAACACGCAAACGCTATTACTTAATAACAACAATGATCTGATAATCAAACAGGAACAGCTTGATGGTGATATCAAGTTTTTATCAGATAATGGTAGTGGAGGAAGCACTGAATATTTCCGTTTAGATGGAGGCATTGTTAAAAATGTATTTAGCAAGACTGTCAATATAACGGGAGACTTAGAAGTAGGAACCACAATTCTCCATACAGCAGGAAATTTTAATTACATATCATCTCAAGACGCTTCTAAAGATCTTATCATCAGGAACACTGGGTCTGGGAAAGACATGGTTCTGCAAGTTACTTCTTCTGGAGGCACTGCGGAGTTATTTAGGTTAAGAGGCGTTAATTCTAAAGAAATAGTTTCATCAGCCAACTTTGAAATACGCAATGGCACAAGCAGTAGGCATATAAATTTATATGAAACCTATACTGACTCCTCTAACTATGAGAGGTCTTTCTTTAAGCATGCTTCTAGTTTCTTGGAGATAGGAACTGAAGCTGCTGGTACAGGTACAGCGAGTGGATTAAAACTCAAGACAGGAGGGAATGATGTTATAACAATAGGGACTGATCAAAAAGTAAAAGTTGGGGGTGGAACAAATACCCCATCTTTGGGAGGCGGAACAGTCTTTAGAGTAGATATGACTCAAGGTGCTGGCAATTATGCGAGCATCGCTATCTTGGGAGGCAACACAGGAAGATCTAGTTTATTCTTTGGCGATCTTCACGCAGAGCAAAGAGGTGCTTTGGATTACAGGCATGGAGATGACTCTCTGTCTATAAGCACAGCAGCAGGAGAAAGGATGCGTATTCTTTCTGATGGTAATGTAGGTATAGGCACTACTAACCCTCAAAGAAAGTTAGAGGTAGCTGGAGGAATTAGAACAAATAATGACGGTATTCAATTTACCGACTCAAATGCTTTTATCAATAGGGGTGGTTCTTACATGCAATTAAGAACCTATGCAGGTAATGATATCATTTTGATGGCTGGTGGTGATGTCGGCATAGGAACTACAACTCCCGCACATAAATTAGATGTTTCTGGTTCTGCAAGGCTATTAGCTACTGCACCTACACTGACTCTACAAGATTCAGATGAGTCTAACGTATTTGGACAAATCATTCAAAGTTCTGGGGCATTTACTATAAGGTCGAGAGATGGAAGTAATCATGGCGATATAAGGTTTGAACGAGGAAACGGCTCGACGATTGTTGAGAATGCAAGGTTTGACTCATCTGGAAGACTCGGTATCGGAACAACTACGATCCCACATTTGCTTTCAGTCAAAGGAACAATTTCAAGACTTGGCAGTACTGGCATACAGATTATAAATCTAGGGTCATCAAGTGATCATGGACAGTTAACAATTAATAATTCAGGAGGCACAACGAGAGTTGCCCTCAATAGTAGCGGAGCAGACAGTTATATCAGTGCAGGTAACTTTGGTATAGGTACTACTAGCCCAAATGCTCTTCTGCATGTTAAATCGACAGGTAATGGAGAGATAGAAGTTGAACGAGCTTCTGGGGCTTTAATAAATATACAGGCTCAATCTGCTAGAGGTGTTATTGGTACAGATTCAAATCATCCATTATCTCTAAAGACTAATGCAGGGGAAAGAGTACACATAACTACAGATGGTAGAGTAGGTATAAATACAGTACCTCACACCAGTCAGCAATTACACATAGTTGCATCACCTACAGATACAACAGGGTTGGAGTTTTCAACGTCTTTTGTTCCCAATGAATCCAGAATCTTGTCCTATGACAGAGGCTCAGGAGGAGGATATAGACCATTAAGATTACAGACATCACATCTCAAGGTTGAGATTTCTGGCACTCAAAAATTTGCGGTAACTTCTACTGGTGCTTCCGTAACTGGAAGATTATCAGCATCGGAAGTAGCCGTTACTAATATAGTCACTAATAAGCTCGTTAAATTCAATGGCACTTTGTTAGATGACAGCTCGATAACTGACGATGGGTCAACGGTCACAGTCGGGGGCAACCTTACAGTACAGGGAGACATCTCTACTACAGGCACATTCACTATAATAGATACAGATGTTAACACTACTGAACAGCTTTTAGTAACGAATGATGGAACTGGCCCTGCTGCTATTATTAATCAGAAAGGAGTACAGCCAATAGTTGATTTCCAAGATGATAGCACTTCTGTTTTTTACATAAAAAATGGAGGTAATGTTGGTATTGGTAATGGTATAACAAACCCTTTAAATAGACTGCATGTTGAAACTAGCGATTCAACAGTTGCTAGGTTTAAATCAACAACAAATAAAGCTGCTATCTTTGTATCGGATGATGATACTGGAGGATATTTCTCTGCTGAATCTGGAAGAGTCTCAATGGGATTCAACTCAGGTTTACATGTAGATAATATAAACATTCACGGGTCTTCTGGTAATTTCCATGTAGGTATAGGAACTACTAGTCCATCATCTAAACTTACAGTAGATAGCAATGTCTCTGGAATAACAGCTATTGATGCAGATGCTAATGCTGCTGCTCCAATAACTTGGAGGTCAAGCGGAACACTTATTGGTAGTTTAAGTTATTCTTCATCAAGTGCTGTATTAAGAGCTAACTCTGGTGGATTATTATTTCAAGTTAGTGGCTCCACAGAAGGTGGAGGGTTTAATTCAAACGCTGATTTCTTTGTCGATACAGACACACTATATGTAGATGCTTCTGAAAGTAGAGTTGGTATAGGTACTACAAGCCCTGCAAGAGAACTTAGTGTGGTAAGCTCAACTGCAAATGCAGTCTTTCAATTAACGAACTCAACCGCAGGATCAACAGCCGATAATGGTTTAGAGATTTTTTCATCTGGTGTTGATACAGGAATTGTAAACAGGGAAAATGGTTATCTTCGTTTTGATACTAACAATGTCGAGAGGATGCGTATTCTTTCTGATGGTAAGGTAGGTATCAACGACACAGTTCCCCAAGGAAAGTTACAAATAGATGCAGGAGGTGATGTAAATGCTATTCACTTGGTTAACAGTGGGCAAAATTCTTCTAATTTTGCTTCTAGACCAATATCAATAATTTTTGGTGATGAGCAAAAAGGTGCAAGCGCAAGGCATCAAGCAAGCATAAATTGTGTAAGAGAAGCATGGTCAAGTACACCTGCTGCGCTGACATTTAAAACAGCTACTGGAGTTAATACAGCGACTGAAAGGATGCGGATTGCTTCTGATGGCAAGGTAGGTATAGGAACTACAAGTCCATCACAAAAGTTAGATATATCAGCAGGATGGATAGAGCTAGATACAGCTTATGGTATACAGTGGGGAGGCACGGCTAATAGAATATGGGGTTCTGGAGGCAACAATTACATTAAGATTGAGACTAATGGGGTTGAAAGATTGCGAGTAGATGGTCAAGGAGATGTAGGCATAGGGGTTACTGACCCTGATTATAAGCTCCACGTAAACGGTGCTATCGCAATCAAGGGAGGTGAACTCGCTGACACCGCTCGTATACACTTCCAAGCATCTGATGAGAGTAATAGATTTACTCTTGAGTCTGACTTTAACTCGACTACAACAACTGATTTACTAGGGTTCAGGTCTACAACTGCTGATAATATTCTTGTTCTAAAAGGTAATGGAAATGTTGGCATAGGAGTTACAAACCCATCTCAAAAGTTAGAAGTAGGGACAAACACAGATGTATCAGCACAAATAGGTAGAGCGCATATAGGTCATATATCCTTTGGGGATCATGCAGGATTTTCCCATTTAGATGCAGCCACTTCTAGTGGGTACGCTCTTTTGCAGAGCAGTGCAGGAGATACTTTTATCAACAGCCCTGCGGGTAGGCATATCTATTTCAGAAAAGGAAATGCAACTATTGGAGGATTTAATGGGAACAGCGATTTCTATGTCGATACAGACACTTTATATGTAGATTCTTCTGAAGATAGAGTTGGCATAGGCGTAAATGATCCAGATGCTACTTTAGAAATTAAAAGTACAGGAACAAGCGTTGCTACAGAGGCTTTCAGAGTTAGAAATGCTAATAACACTGAACTTTTTAGAATTGAAGATAATGGTGTTGTTACAGTACCTAGCCAATATTTTTATGCTGCTTCTAGTGCTGGAGCTTATGTGCAACATGACTTACGAGTTAGAGGCTCTCTGCTTAATGATCAAGGCACTTTAGTGGTCAGTGGCGATGTAAACTTTGATTCAAATACTTTATTTGTTGATAGCTCAGATAATAGAGTTGGTATTGGAACTGCAAGTCCAGCAGAGAAGTTAGATGTCAAAGGAACTGCTAAGATAGGAAGTAACTCGACAACTAATTGCCATTTGATAGGCAGTAAAGGATATTCACTAACTGGTAGTTTTACAACAGGTTTAACAGTTACGTTAGCAGACCATACAGCATGTCATGTAAAAGTATTTATATCAGGTGATTGGGGTAATCACAGTTCAGTCGCTTATGTTGGAGAATTTCTTATACAGAACACTGGCAATGTAGGCTCGTACAATGAGCCAGGAATTATCCTAACAGAATACGATAATTTAACAAGTGACAGAGTTGCAGCAAAGATTGTAGACGGCACAACAGATAACTTTGAAATCCAATTCCAAGCGGTATCATCAAGCTCAACAGGATTACCAGTATCAGCAAAAATTACTTACCACGTAATGGGAGACGCATCAGCAGTATCATAAAATGGCAGACCAAACTATACCATCAATAAAGAATTTAAGAGGCAATATCGGAATAGGACTTGCGAATCCTGCAACTCCTTTAGCAGTTAAAGTAACTTCTGGTAATCTAATAAATCTAGGATCTTCCGCCCCTGCTTCCACACTTCAGGTCGGTTCTGGTAGTAGTACACTTTTTGCAGCTATTGCATCTAGGCAATCGAATACTTCTCAATCTGGATTAGGCATTATGGCATCTACGCCAGATGCCTCTACCGCTACTTATGGAGATATGTTCTTCTCTGTTAGACGTAATAACGATAATGATTTTGCGACAACTGCATCTAAAAAAGCTTTTTCTTTTTTAAGGTATACCACTCCCCTAATGACCATCATGCGTGATGGTAATGTAGGAATCGGTACTTCGAGTCCAAGTTATAAGCTTGAAGTAGATGGTGGCGACCTTTTGGTCAATACAGCTTCGGGATATATACAAATCGATGAGTCAGCTAACGCATTAAAACTTTCCGATGACCAGTATATAATGGTGGGTACTGGCAATGATTTAAGTATTTACCATGAAGCTACAGGTGAAAATTCTTATATAGATAATTATACTGGTGACTTCTTCATTAGAAACAACAGTAATGATGCAGTCATCATAGGGCACAATGCCAATAAGGGGTTAATTTATGTGCCAGATGGAAGGGTGGAGCTGCGGTTCAATGACTCTAAGAAGTTCGAGACTACAGATGATGGGGCTAAAGTAACTGGAAATCTATTACTTAACTCAGCACATTATGTCCATTTTGGAGATTCTACTGCTAGAATCCAAGGAAGTAATGCTTCTAATTATTTAAAGTTTTATACGGGGGGTACAGAAAGATTAGCTATATCTAATTTAGCAGCCACCTTTTCTGGAAATGTTGTTATTTCGGGAGGTTTGACGGTACAAGGAACGACCACGACGATAAATAGTACGACTGTTTCTGTTGATGATAAGAACATTGAATTAGGTTCTGTTGCCACCCCAACTGACACAACTGCTGATGGTGGTGGTATTACTCTTAAAGGTGCTAGTGATTATTATATCAAGTGGCAAAACTCAACTAACTCATGGCACTTCAATCAAGGGATTACAACAGGGGCGGATGGGTCAGGAAAAGATGTTAAATTCTTCGGAGCTACTTCTGGCAGATACCTTCTTTGGGATGAGAGTGCAAATGCACTAACAGGAAACTATGATTTAAAAATAGAAGATAGCAGGGAGTTACAAATAGGTGGAGGTAATGATTTACGACTTTATCATTCTCATCCTCATAGTTATATCGTTCAAGGTAATTCAGGCGGTAGTCTATATATAAGAAGTCATAATACTATCCAACTAGAAAGCAGTGGTGGAGAAGATATGATCACATGTGCTGTTGATGGAGCAGTCACATTACACTATGACGGAGCAAGTCATCTCCAGACAGCTCAGACAGGAGTTAATATAACAGGTGCTTTAGGTGTCGGTCATATTAATATGACAGGTGAATTAAATTTCACTGGCGGTGGGAATAAATACATAGACATAGAGACACTAGCTGGCAGTAATACTTTAACTATCCGTCACCACAATCCTTCAGGTAATTTATTTGAGACTGCGGCTTCATTTACCGCAAATGGTGGAGCGTCATTGCACTACAACCATGATGTAAGATTATCTACAACCACTGATGGAATTTCACTTTCTGGAAATGGTTACTTGGATATGCCTGACAACGGGCGCATTCGGATGGGGACTAATCAAGATTTCGCAATATACCATAATTCATCTGACAATAAGTCAGTCATAGAAGAGATAGGTTCAGGTAATTTATCCATCAGAGGAACTAATATTGAGTTAAATAATGCTGCTAACAATAAGACCTATTTGTTAGCTACTGACGGAGGTTCAGTACAGCTCAGACATAATGATTCCACTAAGCTAGAGACTAGTTCAACAGGAGCCACAATAACTGGAAA